ATTTTTTTGGCTTCTTCAACAACTTTTCTATGTTTTACTTCTTGTTGTCGTTTTTGTTCTTTTTTTTCTAATTGTTCTTCCAAAACTTCAATTCTGTTTTTGAGATTTTTCATAAGTTCGGCTTTTGTTTTTATTAACTATAAATAAGCCGAACTTTCATTATCTTCGCATTTCATTTATTAAATTCATAATTTCTTCAACTGAGTCCGTTGAATTTGCGTTGTCACCCATGATTGTTTCAAAGATATTTTTCTTTTTCTTGAGTATATCATAGATAATCCCTTCAACTGTGTTGTCAAAAATAGGATAATAAACTAACACGTTATTTTTTTGTCCGTAACGGTAACTACGGTCTTCGGCTTGAGAGTGGTCTGATGGTAAAAATGATAGGTCATTCATCACAACAGCTTCAGCGGCAGTCAATGTGATACCAACACCAGCGGCTTTAATGTTTCCTACGAATATTTTAACATCTTCTTCGTTCTGAAAACGGTCAACGGACGACTGTCTTTCTTTTTGGGACATTTGTCCGTCTAATCTAACAGCATTTTTACCAAAATGTTGCAAAATTAACTCCAAACTTTTTGTAAAGTTGGTGAACACAATAACCTTCTTACCTTGTTCAATAATATTTTCACAAAGTTCAATGGTTGCCTTAGTTTTTTCTTCAGCAATTACCTGACGAACCTTTGTTAACTTGGTAAATTGAAGTGTTAATGAATCTGATTCACCACTTTTATCATACCAATCGTAATATTCACCCATAAGTTCTTCATATTCGTTTGATTTTAATCTCAAATAAACGGGTGTAATAATCTTTTCAGGTAAATCTAAAACATTTTCCTTTAATCTACGTAAAACAAGTGGTGATGTTCTATCTCTTAACTCTTCCAAGTTGGATGCTCCACTTACATTCCATATCTTACGTCTACCCGCTTGAAATTGAAAACCATTACAATACCTTTTTACATATGCCATCCAATTCTGAGCTACAGGTGAGTCAATTAAACTCAATAAATTGAAGTAATTAATTGGTCTTGATGTAATTGGAGTACCAGTTAACAACCAAACACGTTCAACTTTCTTTCCAATGTCATTAATTAACTTTGTTCTTTGGGCTTGAGAGTTCTGAACGTAGTGTGCTTCATCTATAATCACCAAATCAAACTTTGATTTAACAATAATTGATTCGGTTTTCTTTTTATCATCATGGAAATTTTTAATAATATCATAATTGATGATGACAAAGTCGGCTTCGTCCCATTTTTTACCTTCAATGATACTTGTCGTTCTATCTGAATAGTTCTCAATCTCTCTTTGCCAGTTAATCTTTAAAGAAGCAGGACAAATAATTAACATTTTCTTCGCTCCCGTTTCCAAAGCGGCAATGATTGTTGAAGTTGTTTTACCCAAACCCATATCATCGGCCAAAATAAATTTTTTATTCTCAACCAATTTTTGGATTGCTTCTTTTTGGTGCTCAAGTGGTGGACGGTGTGAATACTTATTGTAATCAATCACAACATTCTCAACTTTATTGTTTTTAATCAAAGCAACTTTGGGTAACCAAAAGTCGTGGAGTTCCTGACTATCAAAAAATTTCCCCCAAATATGATAAGAGGTGTCTTTTTCAATTAAAAGTTTTTCAACATAAACTTGTGTTGCAATTTTAGTGAATAATTTTTCATCAGAAATTTTTTTAGAAAAATACTCATCCAACTCAACCCATTTTTTTGCAACCTTTGGAGTTGTATTAATGTAGTTTACAATATATTCTGCTTGAGCTCTTGTTGGATAAAACTTTTTATTATCTATTTGTTTTTTTCTTAAACGCATGATGTAGTTGTTGGCCCCTGAATAGGTTTCCAACAAATCAAGTGCCTTTCTTTCTAATACAGAGACATTATATGTGTTTTCAGTATTTTCCAATCTAATAAAAGATAATCAATTTATGTATATTTATCAAGTATGGCACAACCTCTCGTTCCAATAACAAGATTAGGTAAATTCTTTGGTGGTGAAGATTATACTTTAGACATTTCTATGGGTAGAGAATGGTTAGATGGTGATATGAATTTTACCATTGTAATCTATCGTGTAGATAGAACAAAAACCGTAAATGATGATGTATATGGAGAGGTATTACCACAAGGTATTCAGTTCTTACCACCTATTTCAGTAAAGGCATATGTTCAAATTTTACAACCCGATGAAAAATTCTTAGGTAATTCAAAAATTTTACAAAATGAACCTGGTAATTTGAAGTTTGCAATTTACGACCAAGATTTAATGGATTTACAACTTGACATTAATTTGGGTGATTATATTGGGTATTGGATTACCGAGTCACAAGTTAGATATTTCTCTGTCGTAAACGCAGGTACCCCTAACTTTGATAATAAACACACTTATGGTGGTTACAAACCATTTTATGTTTCATTTATTGCAACACCTGTAAGTGAAAACGAATTTAACGGAATATAATGAAACTTATTATAACCGAATCACAATTTGACAATTTGTTTTTGGGTAAGAAAGTAATGGTATATTACAACTTACACAAACAGACATTTTCCGTAACATATGACAGTAAAGTTGTTATACATGCAGATTATGTTAAATTAGGCGATGTTGAGTTTAGGGTTAGAAAAGGTGGTAAAGAAAGAGTTCGTTTAGAAAAATCAAAAAATGTTCACGCATTTGTAATTGGTAACTTATTAGATTACTGTGAATACCCTTGTGATAACATTCCAAATCCACCGTCAGACATGATTGTGACTTATAACCCATATAAAGACAATTCGTTTGTTTATAAAAATAGTGAAGAGCCTGTTTATCGTGCAAAAGAAGTTGATATGATAAATTCAAAAAATAAACTATTTGTAGTTAAAGAGTAATGGCATATCCTAAAAAAATTATACCAACAATAAATCTTAAACCTGAGAAAATTCTTCTTCAAAGAAGAGAAGAGTTACTTAGTTATATAACCGAAGACGGAACTTATTTACCAAAACAATTATTACACTCTGAATTAGATAGGGGGTTTTTGGACTTTGTTAAAGAAGACTTGAAAACGGTAGTTGCGGGGAAAATTATTCCAATGGTTGACATTATTATAACAACTCAGAACTGGTCGCAGTTTACTGAAACTTGGGATTTTAATGATTTAAATGGAAATCCAAATCCGCCGTTTATTACGGTTGTCCGTCAACCTGAAGTAAAATATGGAAGTAATCCCGCATTACTTTGGAATATTCCTAATAGAAAAGAGTTTTATTATGCCGCAGTTCCAACTTGGAATGGAAACATTAAAGGTATGGATATCTATAAGATTCCACAACCTGTCCCTGTTGATATTACATATAATGTAAAAATTATTTGTAACAGAATGAGAGAGTTAAACGAGTTTAACAAAATTGTAATTCAGACTTTTGCTTCTCGTCAAGCCTATAGAAAAATTGAAGGTCACTATATACCGATTGTTATGGGTAATATTTCTGATGAATCTGTTGTTGAGGTTGAAAAAAGAAGATTTTATATTCAAAATTATGAATTTACAATGTTAGGTTTTTTATTAGACCCTGATGAGTTTGAGGTTGCTCCTGCAGTTTCAAGAGTTTTTAATTCTTTTGAAGTTGTGACTGGTAATAGTAATCGTAAAAAGAAAAAATATCCTGAAAATCCCGCAACTTTTGAATATGTTTTGGAATTTAGTTCTTTAGAAACATCAAGGGATATTATTGCCGATTACACAGGTAATTTTACTTTAACAAGTAACGTTAACATTGAAGATGTTGATGGGTATGAGGTTTATATAAAACCTTTTGGTTCAAACGACTTTGATTTTTATGGAACTGATGTTGACAAAATACAAGTTAATACAAATGATACTTTAAGATTTGTTATTACAAAAATAACTTCAGGTAATGTGGCATCTTTAACTTACCAAGTAATATTAGAACCACCTGCGGTTCCATATATTTAATCCTCACCATATATATCTTTTTTTTCGGAACATTTTTCTTTAATTAAGTTTTCAAGAAACTTATACATTTTGATTCCTTGTTTATCACAATATGTTTTTAATATTTGGTGTGACTCAATTGATATCTTAAGATTTTTGATTTTCTTTTCCATAGGCAGAATAAAGGCAGAAAATAATCTGCCCATTTTATAAATAGATGAAAGAAAGTAAAGTTTTTCTAAAAAAACTGAATATTTATGTTATAAATAAATCATGAAGAATATTAAATAAAATGGCAGTAGCAAATAAAGTTTTCGTTTCTCCAGGTGTATACACATCTGAGTATGACTTAAGTTTTGTAGCTCAAAGTGTTGGTGTAACTACTTTGGGTGTTGTGGGTGAAACTCAAACGGGTCCAGCGTTTGAACCAATTTTCATAACAAACTACAGTGACTTTGAATCGTATTTCGGTGGTACAATCCCTGAAAAATTTGTCAATACACAAATCCCAAAGTACGAATTAGCGTACATTGCTAAATCTTATCTACAACAATCTAACCAATTGTTTGTGACCAGAGTTTTGGGTCTATCGGGTTACGATGCCGGTCCATCTTGGTCAATCACAACTATTGCAAACGTTGACGGTACAACTGTTGGTTTAAATGGAACCTCAACAGCAATTTCTGTTAATTTTACAGGAACCACAGGTTCAACAACCATGACTTTCTTGGGTTCATTTCCGGCACAAATTCAAAATGAATTGGATGTCCCATTTACTCAGTTTGATGGTAGTACAAGTACATTAAGAACACAAATTAATTCTCAATTGTATGGTATATTACTAAATAATAGTTTTTCAGGAACTTCAGCTTACTATTATGGTACCATTCCAACTGCAGCATATAATACACTATCACCAACTTATACCGCAGAAACAAACGTTTATCAAGTTTCAGGTTTAAGTGAAAATGTTGCTGACTATACAGCGTCTGTTGATGATACTTGGTATTATGCAAACTTTAACATTTCTTCAGGTGATAACTACACAGGTTATTCTTGGTATGGTATTGTAACATCATTAACCGGTGCTTCAGGAAATTATTCGGGAACAGTAACAGGTAATTTATATAATTACACAGGTACCGCTTTCTCACAATACAATAATTTAGTTGCAGCAACACTTCGTTCAAGAGGTATTGCAACATACGTAAATGATAATGGACCTGTCTATACAGTGTCAGGTTTAACAGATGTTATAATTAATTCTTCAGGAACATATTCAGGAATTACACAAAATCCTTTTGCTGAGTTCGCAATATCAGGACAAACAGCGTCAGGAAATGATTTCTCATTCATGACTTCATTAAGTACCTCAGATACTAATTATATTTCTAAAGTATTTGGTCAAACTAACTTTGGTAAAATAAGAACTGAGGTTCCTTTATTTGTTGAAGAAACATTCCCAAATTTATTAAATTATGCTTATAACAAAGGTTACATTAGAGGTATCAATACTACTTTTATTGCTTTACCTGGTGTAAGATATAGTGACACAACTGATACAATCGCAGATTATTTAGTTAAATATCAATCAGCTGAATCACCATGGGTTGTTTCTCAATTACGTGGTAATTTGGTTCAAAGATTATTTAAAATAATTTCAGTTTGTGACGGCGATTCTGCTAACTTACAAATTAAAATATCTATCATGAATATTTCATACACAAATGGTTCGTTTGATTTGGTTGTTCGTGATTTCTACGACACGGATTCAAACCCTGTTGTGATTGAAAAATACACAAATTGTACTTTAGACCCAGCTAACAATAGTTATGTCGCGGTTAAGGTTGGTACTAGCAATGGTGAATACGCTTTGAATTCAAAATACATAATGTTGGAAATGAATGAAGACGCAAGTCCTGATTCATTACCTTGTGGTTTTGAAGGATTTGAAATTAGAGAATATGCAAGTGCTACACCTCCATTCCCAATATATAAAACATCATATAACTATCCAGGTGAAGTTATCTATAACCCACCATTTGGTAACACTGCGGGTCAAGATAATACTGTTAAAAGTGCTGGTGATAGAACAAGAACATCTTATTTGGGTATTTCATCACAAGTTGGTTATGACCCTAATTTCTATATGTTTAAAGGTGTTCAAAAACCAAACAATCTTTGTATTGAAGACCCTTACGAACCTTGGGCTTATAAAACAAAAGGATTCCACATGGACTCAGGTGCTACGGTGGTTACAATCGTTGCAGGTCCAACAGCTGGACAACCAGCGTTCTTTGTTGGTGACGCTTCGTTCCAATCTGAACCTGAAACTATTACAAGTCCATACTACACAATTCAATCAAGAAAATTCACTTTCT